ACGTGCTGGAAGTTAAACGCCGTAGAAAAACCACTGCTGAGGTTTAAAGATGACAACGTACACCGCTGGCCAACAAATCGAACGCGCTCTTAGGCTTCTCGGTGTGCTTGCTGAAGGTGAGACGCCATCGGCGGCTACGTCTCAAGACGCCTTGATGGCGCTCAATCAAATGATTGATTCGTGGAATACTGAGCGTCTTTCCACATTTGTTACCCAAGATCAAGTTTACTCATGGCCTGCTGGCGAAATTAGCCGCACACTTGGCCCAACTGGTGACTTTGTAGGTAACCGCCCAATTTTGATGGACGACGCAACGTACTTTAAAGCGCCTAATGGCGTGTCGTATGGCATTAAGTTCATCAACCAACAACAGTACGATGGTATTGCTGTTAAAAATGTCACGTCCACATACCCGCAAGTTTGCTGGGTTAACATGGGTTTTCCTGACATTACGCTGACTGTTTATCCCAAGCCTACTCAGGTTTTGGAATGGCACATGATTTCGGTGGAAGAACTTAATCGTCCTGCCGATTTGTCCACAGTCATGTATTACCCACCAGGCTATCTGCGTGCGTTTACATACAACTTGGCCATGGAGTTCGCCCCTGAGTTTGGTGTTGAGCCAAGCCCACAAGTGCAGCGCATTGCAATGACTTCCAAGCGTGACCTCAAGCGCATCAACAACCCTGATGATGTGATGGCACTGCCTTACGCATTGGTGGCCAACCGCCAGCGTTTCAACATCTATGCCGGTAACTACTAATGAAGACGCCGATTCTTGGCTCTACTTATGTCACCCGAAGCGTCAATGCAGCAGACGCTCGGATGGTCAATCTGTTTCCAGAGATTGTCCCAGAAGCCGGTAAAGAGCCTGCGTTCCTAAACCGCGCGCCTGGCCTTAAGTTGCTCAACACTGTTGGCCTTGGCCCGATCCGAGGTCTGTGGGCGTTCTCGTCCGATGACGGCGTTGGCTTTGTTGTGTCTGGCACACAACTTTACAAGATCAACAATGCCTACGCAGCCACGCTAATCGGCTCTGTAAGCGGCACTGGGCCTGTTAGCATGTCTGACAACGGCACGCAACTGTTTATCGCCTGCAACGGCCCCAGCTACATTTACAACAACACGACAAACGCTTTTGGCCAAATTACTGACCCTGACTTCCCAGGCGCGGTGACTGTCTGCTATCTAGACGGCTATTTTGTGTTCAATGAGCCAAACAGCCAAAAAATGTGGATTACCGCGTTGCTTGACGGCACGTCAATTGATCCACTTGAATTTGCCAGCACTGAAGGCTCGCCTGACGGTTTGATTGCCGTGGCGTCCAACTTCCGCGAAGTGTGGGCATTTGGCACTAACTCAATTGAAGTTTGGTACGACTCTGGCGCAACTGACTTTCCCTTGCAACGTATCCAAGGCGCGTTTAATGAACTTGGCTTGGCCGCGCCCTACTCTGTGGCCAAGATGGACAACGGCCTGTTCTGGCTTGGCCGTGACCGCCGTGGTCAAGGTATTGTCTACCGCGCCAACGGCTACACGGGCATTCGCATCTCCACGCATGCTGTTGAGTGGCAGATCCAACAATACACTGACATGTCGGACGCGATTGGCTACACATATCAGCAAGACGGTCATAGTTTTTACGTACTGGTTTTCCCTACTGCCAATACGACTTGGGTTTACGACGCCGCAACTCAGGCGTGGCATGAGCGTGCAGGATTTGCCGATGGCGCGTTTACCCGTCACCGTGGCAACTGCCAGATGGCGTTTAACAACAAAATTCTGATCGGCGATTTTGAGAACGGCAACGTCTACGCGTTTGATCTGGACGACTTTAGCGACAACGGCAGCATCCAAAAATGGTTGCGCTCATGGCGTGCTTTGCCAACTGGCCAGAACAATCTGCACCGCACAGCCCAGCACATGATGCAGCTCGATTGCGAATCTGGCGTGGGCATCAACTTAGGCCAAGGCGATGACCCTCAAGTTATGCTCCGTTGGTCAGACGATGGCGGCCACACATGGTCAAACGAGCATTGGTCATCCATGGGCAAAATCGGTCAGTATTACAAACGTGTAATCTGGCGCCGCCTTGGCATGACTGTCAAAATACGCGATCGTGTCTATGAAATATCTGGCACTGATCCTGTAAAAATTGCCATCATGGGCGCAGAACTCATGTTAAGCCCAACCAATGCCTAGCCCTAACGCGACGCCAACGCCAGTCACGCCACCCCGAGTGCCGCTGATTGACCCACGCACGGGCTTGATTGACCGCGCTTGGTATTTGTTCTTTGTGTCGTTGATGAACGCGGCCACGGTTGTCTATGACGATCAAGCACTTGCCCCAAGTCCAGAATCCTTAATTTCGTCTTACGATCAGGCGTTGCAAATACTGCGGCAAGAAGTTGAAACCTTGCCCCCAGTAGTTACCCTAACAGCGCCTGACGTGTTGGGCGACTGCTGCTCGGCCTTAATGTCTCAGATGGCTGAGATGCAAAAGCAAGTTGAGGCTTTGCAAGTTCAGCCGATTGTTGACGTCGGTGTAATCAACGCAGCAATTGCTGGGCTGTCTAGCGCGCCAGTAACTGTTACGGCTGACTTTACAGTTGGCACAAGCGCTTGGTACATCAACAACAAGTCAGGCTCGACTTGTACAGTGACGTTGCCAACTGCTTCGTCATGGTCGGGCCGTCAAATCACATTTAAGAACTTGCAAGCGCAGACGCTGGTGTCGGCGTCAAGCAATGTTGTGCCTATCGACAGCGCGTCTGCTGGCACAGCAATCCTCTTGGCAGTTGTAGGAAATTGGGCGACAATGGTGTCTGACGGCACTAATTGGGTCATCATGCAACAAGCCGCTAACAACAACCTGCTCTTGGAGTAAACCATGACTGTTACAGTTAAAGTCCTCGTACCGGCAAAATATGCCGAGAACGCCCAAACAACCCAGTACACAGCGTCTGGCGTTACGGCCATCATCGACAAGTTTACCGCGACCAACATCAGCGGATCTGCCGCCACGATCAGCGTGAACTTGGTCACAGTGACTGGCTCGGCTGGCAACACCAACTTGATCACCAAGACCAAGACCTTGCAAGCGTCTGAGGTCTACACGTTCCCTGAATTGGTTGGCCAAGTCCTTGGCGCTGGTGACTTTATCAGTACAATTGCAGGCACAGCCAGCGCAATCAACATTCGCGTTTCTGGACGTGAGGTGACCTAATGCGTGTGACCTACGGCAAGGGTTTTAATTTTGCACCAGCCTTGTCCGTCATGGACAAGGTTTTGGCGCTGCAGAATGAACTTTTAAAAATGCCGCAGGCCAACATTGTTACTGAGCATATTTTTAAGCCGGGCGTTTACGAACGCAAGATTACGATCCCCGCTTGGACTGTTTTGACTGGCGCGGAACATAAGACGCCTTACCATGTCCGAGTTGAAAAAGGCACAATTGCAGTCAACACAGATGACGGCGTTAAAGTGTTTACCGGCCCATGCGACTTTCCCGCAAAAGCTGGGATGCAACGCGCAGGGCGAGTGTTTGAGGAAGAAGTGGTTTGGGTGGATGTGTATGACAATCCAGACGACTGTATTGACTTGGCGGTATTAGAAGACCGTTTGTATGTTGTGCCTGAGTGTGGCCTTGCCGATAGTCGGACTGATGTGCAAAAAGCACAAATTGATTACGGCGCGTTTCTTTACCAGATTGGTATAACTCAAAATGAAATGGATGCGATTGTCCATAACGAGTCTGATCTGATAGAAATGCCGGAAGGCGTAGCTGTGGAGTTGCGCGATTCGCCGATCCATGGCAAAGGGTTGTTTGCAACCCGCGATTTTGAAACTGGGGAAATTGTTTGCCCCGGCCGAGTGGATGGTAAAAGAACGCCTGGCGGACGGTTCATCAACCATTCGTTTAATTGCAATATCAAACCCGAAAAAGTAGGGGATGACATTTATGCAATTGCTGCGCGTAAAATATGCGCGGGCGATGAATTACTGGTAGATTACAGATCATCAATGCGAGTCAATTTTGGGCTCACGTTACAAGGAGAATTGCCATGTCTGGATGGGTAGCAGGGGCCATAGCGGTCAGTAGTTTAGTTGGTGCAAATGCGTCTAAAAGTGCTGCAAAAACGCAGTCTGCTGCGGCAGACCGCGCTGCCGAATTACAAAACGAACAATATCAGCAAGCGCGTGCGGATCAAGAACCTTGGCGGCAAGCGGGTATCAATGCGTTGGGCGTTATGCAACAAACTGCTGGCAATGTACCTGGCGCGTTTAAGTTTGGCGCAAACGATTATCAAGCCGACCCAGGCTATGCTTTTCGATTGTCAGAAGGCCAAAAGGCGCTTGACCGTCAAGCCGCCGCCCGTGGTGGCTTGATCTCTGGCAGCGCTTTAAAAGCGGCCACTCGTTATGGTCAAGACATGGGTTCGCAAGAATACCAAAATGCGTACAACCGCGCTTTGACTGGGTACAACACTGGCGTAACCAGTGAAAATCAGTTGTACAACCGTCAAGCTGCATTGGCAGGTATCGGTCAAACTGCAACTAATTTGGTTGGACAAGCAGGCCAAAATTACGCAACGAATGCAGGTAATATGATTACTGGTGGCGCAGCGGCTAACGCGGCGGGTCAAGTTGGTATGGCTAATGCGTTTTCGAGCGGTCTTGGCCAGTACATGAATTACAACCAAAATCAAGCCCAGAATTCATTGTTGCAACAAGTGCTACAAAATCGTGGGTCAACATATGGATACACGCCTACAACAGATTACGGAACCGGCGCAAATTACACCCTTGGCGGTAAATTAGGCTCAACCTAATAAGGAATAAAAATGGCACTTGATCCAAACATTGCTCTTGGCGTTCGCCCGCTACAACTTGAAATGCCCAATCAGTTGGCGCAATACGCACAAATATCGCAAATTCAAAACGCGCAACAAGCCAATCGACTGCATGAAATGCAAATGGCCGAATATGAACGCGCGCGCCTTGAAGAAGAAGGCACGCGTAATTTTCTTGGTAAAGCAGATTTAACTGATCCCGCCGTGCGCGCGCAACTGTTAACTAGCTACGGCAAATCTGGCCGCGAAATATACGGCAAACTCAGCGAAGCTGAAAAAGCGCAAACTGAAGAAGCCGCCCGCCGCGCTAAACTTATGCAAGATACGCAAGGTATGTATCGTGATATGTCAGGGCAAATTAAAACCAAAGCCGATGCAGTAAGTTTTTTGCAGACAATGATCAATGACCCTGCAATGAAAGGCGCGCCAATCACAAAGATTCCTTTGATGGCGCAAGTCCAAAAAATTCCTGAAGACCCTCAAGGTTTGGACGACTGGACTAAACAATTTGCAGTTGGTGCAACCAAATATGTATCTGAAAACAAGCCGCATTGGATTAACGCTAATGGCGCTAACATAGCTGTGGGTGGTTTGACCGGCAAAACATTGCCAGGTATTGCAAGCGTGTACGATGTACCATTGCCTGCGGATGTTGAAGCGCAGAAGATGCGTATTGCTAACGCAGGTGCAGCGCGTCAAGTGACAAACGTCAACACGCAAATCCCCGCAAGCGAAGAAGCTCAAAAAGAATTTATGAAAGAATCGCGTGTAACATACAACACGCTTAAAAACGCGCCTGCTATGTTAGGCAATATGGAAGAAGCAAAGAAACTAATTCCATCAGCTAAAAGTTTCATGGGGCCAGGTGGCGAGCCGTTGCTTAATGCGGCTAGTTTTCTTAATAATCGACTTGGCACAGGAATTAACGTTCAAGGCATTACAGACGCTACTGAATTGCGTTCGCGTTTGTTTAACGGCGTTATTGAAAACTTGCGTAAATTGGACGCGCAGCCTACACAAGCCCAGCAACAAGTTTTGCAAGAAGCTGTTGGTAGCTTAGGCACTGATCCAAATGCATTGCCCCGCGTGTTAGATGCTTTTGGCGGCATTGTTAAAGATAAAGTTAATTTGTATAACGCCGAAGTCACTGACGCAGAATCACGTGGCGTTAAATTTCCCTATAAACCGCAAATTAAATTGCCAGGTGCTAAAGTACCTGCGGCGGATCAAATTCCCGGCCAAGGCTCCTCCGCGCCAGCCGCCCGAACTGTTGTACGCACTGGCACATTAAATGGCCGCCGCGTAATACAATACAGCGACGGGAGTACTGAATATGGCAATTGATGCATCTAAAGTCCAATGGGACGCCGCCCCTGCTATTGATTTATCGGCTGTCCAATGGGATCAGCCGAAGCAGTCAGAAATCCCCGCCACGCGCCAAGCGCCTGGCGCTTTAACTCAATTAGGTCGTTCAGCCGCGTCGTTGGCCGACGTCACAATTGGCAACATTATTCCCGGCGCTATTCAACAAGTTGCGTATCCTTTTATGCGCGTTGGGCGCACACCTGAAGAAGCTACCGTACGCACACAATCGTTGGTCAGTGGGTTTGAAAAGCCATTTGGCAAGACTTTTGGTGTTACTGGAACGCCTGAGTATGAACAAGAAGCTGGCCGTCAGATAATGGATTTTATTGGCCAGAACTTTCAAAAAGGCTCTAAGTGGCTTTCTGAAAAGACAGGCTTACCAGCGGCTGACATTGAAAACATGATGGGTTCGGCAACAATCGCCGCGCCTAAAGTTGTGCCTCCATTAGCAAAAGAAGCTGTACGGGCGGGCAAGCAAGCTGTTGAAAATGTTTCTTTAGCCGCCAAAATGCCGTTTGAAAAACAACTTCAAGCGCGCCGTGAGCGTATGTCTGCTGAAGACTACGCCAGAGGCCCACAAATTGACGCGGCGGCGGATGCACAGCGTTTAGGTATCGCCCTTAATCCAGCAGATATTGAACCGTCAGCAGCTACCAGAGCTTATTCAGCCGTTGCTGGGCCTCGTGGCCCCGAAGCATTGACCGAAGTCAATCGCCCCCGCGTTGCTGAAATTGCAAAAAATGAAATGGGGTTGCCTTCAACTGCACAATTAAATGGCCGCGCCGCGTTTGACCAAGCGCGCGCCCAAGTCGCAGCGCCATACGAGCAAATCAAAAAGTTGCCTATTCAGCAAGCTGATGACGCAATGATTAAGCGTTTGGAAGACATACGCACAGACTTAGATGTTATTGGCGCCAAAGAATACGCACCGGCAATTAGCAAGATTGTTGACGACGCAATTGCCAAAACGCAAACTGGTTTGACGGGCGAAGCGCTATTAAAGAACATTAGTGTTTTGCGAGAACGCGCACGCAAAACATACAACAACAAGGCCGCTACTACTGAAGCGCTAGATATTGCCGACACCAACTTAAAAATTGCAACTGAGTTGGAATCAATGATTGACAACAGCATTTTTAATCCAAAATTGTTGGGCGAATATCGTGACGCGCGTCAAAAAATGGCGCGCACATACGCGTATGAAGGCGCTACTGATTTCAACACTGGCATGGTGGATGTATCAAAACTGGCCCGCATCACTGCAAAAGACAACGGCTTAAGCGGCGACATTGCTTCATTAGGTAGAATTGCCGGTAACTTTCCTGACGTGTTTAGCACAAGCGCCGCGTCCAAGTTTTACGACTTGCCCCGTCTTAGTCGATCAGGCTTGGCTGGCAGTATGGGTGCGTTAGCGGGTTCTTATTTTGGCGGTACGCCGGGGCTTATTATTGGCGGATTAGCTAGTAGCGCGGCGGGCGAGCTTGCGGGCGCTGCCGCTGCAAAACGCATGGCGTCGCCAAACTATCAAGCTGGTTTGACTTTGCGCGACGCGCGTATTCCCGTCAATCAAATGGCTGCTTCAATGCAACCGATCCCTCAAAGTAACGCATTGGTGCCTTATCAAGCGCCCGTAGAAGTGCTTGGCCCAGGTGAAGGCCCATATCAGCCAAACTTTGTAATTCAGCCCAATCAATATGGTGGCCGCGTTGTGCCCGGCACGCCCGAAGCGCCGCGCAACATGTTGGGTTACGATCCCAACGCACCGGTTCAAGGTCAGCCAGGCGCGTTTGACATCATGCGTCAGCGCGAGCGTGATTTGTCCATGAAGCAAGGCCAACAAGCTGAAGCACAACAAGCCGCCGCAGAAGCCGCCGCGCGTCAGCCTACGGGCCGAGGTGTTGAATTTGTACTTGATTCGGCTGGTAATTTGGTTCCTGCGCCTATTGCTGGCGCTGGCGGCGTTGTCGGCGCGCCATCGGCGCTAGAATCCGCTGTTGCCAAAATGGCTGGACAGGTGCTTCCTGAAACTACCGGCACTGCGTACAAGACACAAACAATATCACCCAAGACGGGCGCGCAACCGTATACGCGAATTACAAAACGCGAAGGCGAAACAACTTTTGGCCGTGAAAGCCAAGCGTTTGCAATGACGGCTGAAGAAAAGATTGCATGGAACAAAGCCAAGGCTGACTTGGCCGAAGTTATGCCCGGCATGAAAGCGTTAGATGACAAAGCCATCGCGTCCAAAATGATGGATCGTGAATGGGTGCAACAAGCCATCGTCAAGGCGGAGCAAAAAGCAAAACTGCAAGATGAAATACTCGCTCGTTCAACTAATGAGAAAGCGCGTCGCCTTGCACAAATAGAGCGGGATAAATTAGACGGCGCTTTGGAGTTGCTTGAAGAACAATTCCGCAAATCCCGACCAGTTAAAACTGGCGGCCAAGGCCCCAAGACCCGCGCATTTCAGCGCAATCAATTGGCGCCAGAACAAGAAATCCAAAATGCTTTGGCGGCCCGAATTGATTTAACCGGCATGGCAAACAAATAATGGACTACCAAGTTTTATTTAACATCGCCGTGGCCATCGCTGGTTTCTTTGGCGGCTGGACATTGAACCGCATCTATCAGGCCATCGACCGGCTTGATGGCGACGTGCGCGGTATGCCGCACATGTACGTCGGGCGTGAAGATTACCGCGCAGACATGCGCGACATCAAAGATATGCTTGGTAAAATTTTTGACAGACTTGACAACAAAGTTGATAAATGAAATGGGCGCTTGCGGTTGTTTTAATACTGTCGCAAGTCTCGTCAACTGAATATAGGTGCGTCCGATGGGCATGGACGGGTGATGTTTTTAATCGCAAAGTAGTATGCCTTGAGTGGAAAAAGGTAGAGCGAAAATGATTGATCCCATAAGCGCATTAGATGGCTTACAAAAAGCCATCACCATGGTCAAGAAGGCCAGTAAAGTAGCCAACGACATCGGTGGTCTTGCACCTATGATTGGCAAGATGTTTGACGCCAAGAGTCAAGCATCCAAAGCCATGGTGGAGGCCAAGCGGTCTGGCGGCTCCAACATGGGCCAGGCTTTGCAGATTGAGATGGCTTTAGAGCAAGCCAGAGCGTTTGAAGCCGAGCTTCAGATGCTGTTCATGCAGTCTGGCAAGATTGACGTCTGGAACAAGATTAAAGAGCGCGCGCAACTGATGGACGTCGAGGACGCCCACGAAGCGCGTAAAGCCAAGGAAGCGGCTCAGAAGAAGAAAGAAAAAGAAGCTGAGCAGATGCAGATCGTGGCTGGCGCTTTTATTTTGATTTTGGCTCTTTTAGGGTTGATTATCGGCATCAACGAGTTTCAAGATTACTGTAAACATGCAAGGTGTGGGCGGTGAATGAGTATCAGAAAACCTTTGATCTCGCGCTTAAAATCATTGTTTATGGTTGTGTGGCGCTTTACTTTCTTGGGTTTCTTAAGTTTCTGCCAAACGATTTATCCGACAAAATTGTGAATTTGTTACTTGGAAAGATTGGAATTAAATAATGCTGACCTTACTCTCAACCCTTATCAGTTTCCTGATGTCAGGCACGCCAAAGTTTCTTGAGTTCTTCCAAGACAAGAACGATAAGAAGCATGAGCTTGAGCTGGCGCGCATGCAGATCGACCGCGAGATTGAGCTAAAGAAAGCTGGCCTTGAAATCCAAGAACGGATCGAGGCAATCCACACCGATCAAATTGAAATGCAAACGACCGCACAAACTGCTCAGGCAGTCATTGGCGCGCAGCAGGCTGAGATGCAAGCACTCTACGCGCACGACATCGCAATTGGCCAAGGCGCCTCCGTCTGGGTGACAAACCTACGCGCCGCCACGCGTTCGATGCTGACCATGGGTTTCTTCTTGTTGCTAGTTCTAATCGACGTCGGCATTTTTATCCACGGCTGGCGCACAGACGCGCCGTTCAACGACATGGCCAACATGTTGTGGGACGAAGACACGCGCATCATGTTCGCCGCGATCATTACTTTCCACTTTGGTGGCCGCGCTTTCGGTAAGTCATGAAAGTTTCAGACAAAGCGATTGAAATGATCAAACACCATGAGGGTGTTCGATTTAAACCATACCAGTGCCCAGCAAAGCTGTGGACAATAGGAGTCGGTCATGTTCTTTACCCAGATCAAAGCAAAATACCAGTTGATCAAAGAGGCGCTTACGCGCTTCGCCCAGAAGATAATCGCCAATTTTCCAAAGAAGAAGTAGATGGGATTCTCAGAAACGACCTTGATAGGTTTGAACGTGGAGTGGAAAAGTTTTGTCCTGTTGCTCTTACACAAGGGCAGTTTGATGGTCTTGTGTCTTTTAGTTTTAACGTCGGTTTGGGAACACTCCAGCGTTCAACGCTTCGTCAGAAAGTTCTTCGCGGCGACAAGGAAGGCGCTGCGGAAGAACTTTTGAAGTATTGCATGGCTGGCGGCAAGGTCTTAAAGGGTCTTCAAAACCGGCGGCTCGACGAGCGATCCTTGTTCCTTAGCTAAGGCGCGGTAGCCTTCAATCGCAGTCTTGAGGTCGCACTGCAACAATTGGATGTAGTCGTCTTGTTCGCACAGTTTGGCGTAGGCGTCGCCGGCAAATTTGGTCAGGTTAGCCTGGCTCCATGTAGAAAAGTCTGGTCTGTTAGTCATTGATTTCTTTCTTTGACGGCGCGTCTATTTCAAGGCGGTAATACTTAGCGGGCATTGGCGCTTTTTTATCCAGTGTTTTGCGCAGCCATTCAGATCCGCCTAGTTGGTTGAAGATCATCCACTGTTTGTCAGACATGCGCGTGTATTTGACTTTTAATACTTCAGGTGGTTTTGGGCGTGGCATATTGTTTCAAGTGTCTATTAGTTGTTCGGTTAATCCAGCATCTTTGGCAGTGCCATTTGAATCCTATGTTTATGCCGCCTTCTGGCGGTTTGCTCTCTTGGCACTTGGTGCAGAATTTAAATTGGTGCATTGTTTTTGAAGTGAGATGGGCATGTAAATACACGCCTTGGACTTGCTGTTCTGGACAACAAGGCGGGCGTCAGGCGCGCGCCGTTTGCAGTTCATGCACTTGGCGCATGGCTGAACGGGCGCGCATTCAAGGTAATTAAAAAGCACGGGCTTTCTCTGGTGGAGGTGGGGGCATGTTCTCGGACGGTGGCGTCCAGCCGTACTCACGCCAGCGTGCCTGCACGTCTGAGCCGCGCTGATAGTTGAACGTGGGGTCGTTTAGGCATTTGCTTGGGTAGGTTATTTTAGTGCCTTGCGGTGGTGTCCAATTGATCATGGTTGTATTGCTCCTTTGAGTAGTTCTAGTCTCTCCCGCGCAACGCGCAGGGTGTTGTAGCGCTGATGAAGGCGCTGAAGCATGGAGACGCGTTTGGCGCCTTCACGTTCTTCGTTGAGCAGGCTGAGGACTTCTTCCTCACTCAGCCGGCTTAATTTGCTGTTAAGGCTTCGCCAGGTGTCGTTCAATTTTGTTCTCCAGTTCAGTGATCGTGGCTCTGACGTGCATGAGGGCGCGGATGGCCGCGTTGGCTTCTCGGTTGCGTATACGCAACTCAGCCTTGGCCACTTTAAGTTTGGCCTTCCATTGGTCAATTCGTTTCATTTTTCTCTCTTAATTTAGTTTCAACAAGCCAAGCAAATTCAACTTTGCTTAAGTTATCTGGCAGCGCTTCAATTTCGCCTCTAGTTAATTCAACCCACTCACGCTTTTGAAAGTGATACGGCTGGCCTTCTATCTCTTGTCCTAACCTATAAACTTCATGCAAAGCGTTCTCACGCGCTATGCGGTCAAACTCGTCGTCTTCGTCTGTGTGAATCATATTGGTGCGTCCTCAAAGTTATCGGGGTTGAACTTGGGCACTTTATTGCCCTTGTCCTTGGGGTTTGGGAATGGTGGGAATGGCCACATTATTTAAGTTCCTCCATGGCAATGTCAGAGATGGCGCGCTTGTCGTGAAGCGCCGCCCAGATGCGTTCGTCAATTGTTTTATTAGTCAGCATCACATAGCACCACACAGCGTGTTTCTGCCCGCTGCGGTGCAGACGGCCAATGGTCTGCTCGTACAACTCCAGACTCCACGGCAGAGACAAAAACACCATGTGACAGCCGCCGTGTTGGAGGTTAAGGCCGTGGCCTGCTGACTTCGGATGGACGGCCAGTAACCTGACCTTTCCAGCATTCCATCGCTCGATGGCGTTGTCGTCGTCAAGGGTTTGCAAGTGTCCAAAACGCCTTCTGAGTTCGGCAAGTTCTTCTTGGTAGGTGTAAGCAATGATGGTGTTGGCATGCTGGTTCTCGTTCAGTAGTTCTTCTAATCTTTCAAACTTGTGCAGGCTGTACCAGATGGGCTTTTGCTCGACCTTGAATTTGCCAGGCGAGTCCGATGGCGCAGTCGTCGTGTCGTACACAAAGCCAGACGCCAGTTGTTGCAACTTGCCCGTCACCACAGCCGCGTTGACTGCCGTGACGCCTTCCAACACAAAGTCCTTTTTCATTTTGTTGTAAGGCGCCAGATCCATGTCGCACTTGACCTCAACAGTATGCAAAGGCGGCAACTTGTCCTTATACTCACCTGCCTCCAAGACAAATGTGGCAGGCTTAATCACGTTCATCACTTTCTCAAGCGCGCCTACGCGCGGCGCCCATTCGCCAAAATCCTTGTTGATCAGCACAAAGTACTGCTGCATGAACGCACCTTTGGAACGGCCAAGCAAAGACTGGTCAACGATCTTGCACTGACCGAAGACGTCCTCAAGGCCGTTGCTAGTGAACGAGCCAGTCAAGCCCCAACGTGTTGTCATGGGGTCAACGACTTTCAGGAACGCTTTGAAGCGTGTGCCGCTGGGGTTCTTAAGGCGCGTGAGTTCGTCAAACACCACGCCGTCAAAGTTCATATTCAACTCAGATAACCATTGCAAGTTGTCGTAGTTAATAACCATGACATGTGTGTTGGCCGCATAAGCAACTAAGCGTTGGCGCGTTGTACCTACGCAAATTGACATTGTCAGATTAGGCGCCCACTTAGGGCGCTCGACTGGCCACACGTCCGTGCAAACGCGCTTGGGCGCCAGCACCAGCCAGCGCTTGACGTGGCCGTCGCGGATCATCTCCCACATGGCCGTCAGCGTGATGGCAGTCTTACCAGCACCGACGGGCGCCAAAATCATGGCGCGGTCATGCTCGTAGAGAAAGTCAGCGGCTGTCTCTTGATACGGACGCAATGAAAGCATCAACTTGTTCCTTAGTCCAAAGGCATGCGTAGTTTTGACGCAACAGCATCATGTCGGTTTCAAATAATTTCTGGAGCGCAGACAGTCTGCCGCCTTTGGTTTTGACTTCCACAAACCATGTCTGCCCATCGGGTAAACACGCAATGCGATCTGCTACACCTTTGCGTCCAGGCGAAGTAAACTTCCAAGTCCTACCGCCGATGCGCTGCACCGCCCAGTCAAAATAAATTTCAATTTCTTTTTCACGCATGTTGCAAAGTATACATGTAAAAAAGATTTGCACAACAATTATTTGTGTGCTAATATCAAATCTCATTAAACGAAAGGACAGTACAGTGCAAC